AAGCGGGATGAGCTGGCCGCTGTGCTGGGCCGTCTGGGGGTGCTTGATTGAGGGGGTGGTACCATGCCCAGGTATCGGTACAGCCCCGCTCAGTTGGAGAAAAATGCACGGGAACCCTTGGCTCACCGACCGGGAGAGGGCGGCGTTTGAGTTGCACTACCGGAGAGGTTGGCCCATCGAGGACGTGGCTGCGGAACTCGATGTGAGCCGGGGAACCGTGAATAATGATTTGGCGTCGATTCGGCGGAAAAGTCTGTGAAAAGGGGGCGGATCACTCCGTCCCCTCTTTTTTAGCCCTATACGCTTTATCCCGGCACGCTTCAGAGCAAAATTTCGCTGTGCCGCGCGTTAGTTTCTGGATTGGCTTCCCGCAAACAGCACAAAATTTTTGCTGTTCTGCCCTTTTTCGTTGTTCCCGTTTTCTGCTGTTTTGCTGCATCCTGATTTTGGAACATTCCGACGAACATGTTAGAACATTTCCGACGCTTTCCGGTGGAATCGGGTTTCCACAAACCACACAAAACCGTTTCGGGCCGTCCGCTTCGGCCATTTTTCGCACCTGTATTGCATCCTCTAACGCATCAAACGTGCCGAGATATTCCCCGCGATAGGATACATACCATTTTTGTATCCCTGCATGCCAGGAGACGCCACGGATGATGTTGTTCGGGTCCTGCGTGCCTGTACTGCGCTTTTTTTCACGAGCAACGATGCCATGCCTAGCTCTGTACTCTGCGTTTTTCTCATTGCGGTATCGCCGGTAGCATGCCGGGCAACGTGTAGCCAGCGCGTCACCGGAGAATTCTGCACCGCAAATGGCACAGATTTTAGTTTTTTCCATTCCGGTTTCCTCCTATTTTAGCGGGGTTGTGACCGCAGGGCTTACACCCTCCCGCATTACCAGGGGCAAGGCCCCTGTAACTCTGCGATTAGTATTCGACTTCTTCGTACCAGATGCCGGTCAGCTTTCCGGTGTCCAGGTCGATGATCTCTCCTTCTTCGTCCACACCACAGTGGATGTTTTCGAGGATTTCATCGGTTGTCATGCGGTTGGTGTCCATCATTTCAGCGTTTGCGTTTACGATATCAAACAGTTCGTTCATCTTTTCGTTCATTATAATTTCCTCCTATATGTTCCGTTTTACTCTGCGTCGTAGGTTCCGTATTCTGCAATCTCGCTCTCGCTGGCTTCGTGAACCTGTTCCATCAGGTCCTCGATGTCCATCTCCCAGCCACAAGCCAGGCGTTCCAGTTCTGCCCGGTCGATGCAGATAGGGGTAGAAGCGCCAAAGAAAGCATCGTAGTGTTCAGTATCGGGGAAAAAGTAGGTCTTAGTCATTTTATTTACCTCCGTTTTTTGTTCCGTGTACCTCTCTCTTAACTGTCTATATTGTACACCCATTGGGTGTACAAAGCAATAGGCAAACTTACCAAAACGTACACCCATTGGGTGTACAAAATAACGAATAAGGGGCCAGCGTTATACCAGCCCCTTGCTCTCCATTTCCCGCTTTATTAATGCCTCCAGGTAATTCGTCACCGTGCGGCCCTCCGATTCTGCCAGCCTTTGCAACTGGGCTTTGGTTTCTGGTGCCATGCGGACGCTCAGTCTATCGTTTTTCATTTTAGTTCCTCCCTGCAAATTCTCCATGCGATTTCGTTTTGTTTTCCGTAGCAATCAACGAATAGCGATCCATTTTCTGCAAATGCGCTGATTTTGCATCCAGAAAAAGCATCCCCTGATTCCCGGCTAAACAGCTCTTTTTGGGGGTCCCCCCAGTATCCGCACACGGCAAAGCTGGAATCCGTGTCGTAGATCATGGCCTCTGCCTTGCCAAAACTTGGGCATCCAGGGATAAACTGTACACCATCCGGCAGGTCCAGCTCTACCCATTCTGTGGGTAGATCGCCGATAAAGGCGGATAGGTCCGCTTTGCTATCGGGCTTGTAGAGATATACCTCTCTGCCGTTTACCACGGCGGCTTGAAAGATCATTCGCTATCCCTCTCTTTTTTCTTATTTTTCTCATACCATTCACGGTTTTTCTGGTGAAGGTAATCAATGTTTTCCTTCCTCCACGCGAGCCTCAGATTTTCTGCGTGGATTTCTGAGCATTTCGGAGAACAACACAGCAGTTGTGGGCCGAATGGCTTAAATTTTTTCCCGCATACAATGCACGGGATTTCCACCTCTACGCGGTTTTTAATGCGTTCTTTGCGTTGTTCGTTTCCTCCTTTTTCGTGGTAACGTTCCAGCGATTCACGCCGATGCTCTTTTTCCTGGCACTCTGGGCAGCGTTTTTGCAGGCCACCTTCCACAATGTATTCCTGGCCACAATCAACGCAAATGTCCTTTGAGCCTATCTTTCTTGTGGCCCCTGCCGCTGCGCGACGCTTGTGCTCAGCGTTGCGCTTTTTTGTTACATCGATGCGGCACTCCGGGCAATAAAACGCCCTGGTTGCATGGGATTCAAATTCTACACCGCAAACCTTACAGGTGAATTTCCTAATGGGGTTTTCCCTGATTTTGCGGCAAGCCGGGCACTTAACGTCCCGGCTTACCCCCTCGAACTCTGCTCCGCAGAGCTTGCATTTTCTAATCATTCGTCCTCGTCCTCTTCCTCTCTGCGAGGAATCAGGCCCCAGATTTTACACCACTCGGTGATGTATTTCTCATCATCTGCGTCGGTGTCCATGATTTCGGTGATCGCCTGCTCCATCAGCTCTTCCAGGGTGGGGGCATCATCTTCTTCGCTCGTGGCGGGGTTACCGCCCGTCTCGCAGATGTAGGTAACGCCGAGGATATCGGCGAACTTGCTGTTCTCGAAATCGAAATACACGGCGTTGTTCTCAGCGGTAGTTTCGTTGTGAATGTAGAACTTTTTCATTTTTATTTCCTCCATTTGTTTCGTTTAGGTTCCTCTCTTAACTGTCTATATTGTACACCCATTGGGTGTACAAAGCAATAGGCAAACTTACCAAAACGTACACCCATTGGGTGTACAACATGACGAAACAAAAGCCCCCGCCGGTTTTCTGCAGCGTACCGGTGGGGGCTGCCTTTTCGTTTTGGGGAGAAAAGGTATCTGTAAAATACCACATTCCCATTGTCGAAACCCGTCCCATTTTTGGGACGGGTTTTTTTGTTGGGCATAAATTGAGCATAAATTGAGCATAAATTGAGCATAAATTGGCCATGGTTTGGACAAGTGGTGGAGTGGGAAATGGTAAAATTTATTCAGAACGAGGGGTGATAACTATGGCTGCTTACAGTGTTCCAAACTACAGCGGCAACTATCAAATGCCTAACCAGATGCAAAACGTACAAGGCTATCAGCAGAATCAGGTATACCAGCAGGGGCAGAACTACCAGCCCTCTATAATCCAGCAGAGCAACAGCGGCTATATCTGCCGCCCAGTAACGGGCCGGGAGGAAGCGGTAGCCATGCAGGTTGATTTTCTGGGGCCTGGTACGTTGATGCCTGATTTTCCCCACGGAATCATATATTTTAAGCGATTCAACCCGAACACCGGGGCGGCGGATTTCGCTGAATTCCGTTTAGCGCCGCCACAGCCGGAACCAAAACCGGCGCAGGGCGTAACGTTGGATGATTTCAACGCCCTAGCAGATAGAGTTAGAAAGCTAGAGAAAATGGAAGGTGGGATAAAAAATGGTGCAGATGAACCCCATGATGTTTCTGATGCAGGCCGCTAGAAGCGGGAATCCTATGGGGATGCTGCAACAGCTAGCAGGCCAGAATCCACAGATTTCCCAGGCCATGCGGATGATGCAGGGCAAATCAACCCAGCAGTTGCAGCAGATGGCCCTGAACATGGCGAACGAGCGAGGCGTTAGCCTGAACGATGTGGCCCGGCAGTTAGGGATCACGATTCCTAGCAACCGGTAACAAAATACAACCCTTTCAGTTGGCGAATCTTGACAAAAATCGTCAAATCTAACTGAAAGGTGGTTTGTCGAATGGCAGACGAAATGATGACTGGTTATCTGGCCGGACAGGCTGATAACAACAACTGCAACGGCGGCGGTATGTGGGGCGGCGATGGTTCTTGGATTTTCGCATTCCTGATTATCGCCCTCATCTTCGGTGGTAACGGCTTCGGCTGGGGCAACAACGGCGCGAATGGCGGCGCAATGCAGGGGGCTATCACCCGCGCAGACCTGTGCGAATCCTTTAACTTCAACGGCCTTGATAACTCCGTTCGTGGTGTGCAGAGCGGCCTCTGCGATGGATTCTATGCCATGAATACCGGGATGCTGAATGGTTTCAATGGCATGCAGCAGGTGGTTTCTAATGGCTTCCACGGCGTTGATAATGCTATCTGCACCATGGGCTATCAGAACGCCCAGCTTATCAACGGCGTAACCCAGAACATGAACACCGGTTTTACCGGCGTGACGGCTGGCCTCACGGCTCTGGGCAATCAGATGCAGTCCTGCTGCTGTGATACTCAGCGGCAGGTGGAGCGCGGCTTCTGTGATACCAATTACAACGCCGCAACCAACGCCCGTGATATCATCCAGTCCACGCACAACGACACCGACCGGATCATTGCACGAATCGACCAGATGGAAACCGCACGGCAGGCAGAGAAGATTGCGGCGCTCCAGGCTGAAAACCAGGGGTTGAAATTTGCCGCTTCCCAGGCCGCGCAGAACACCTACCTTGTGGCGTCCCAGGCGGATCAAACCGCGAAGATCATCAACGCTATCAACCCGCCCCCTATCCCAGCCTACCAGGTGCCCAACCCCTACATCGGGAACGGCTGCGGTTGCAATAGCGGCTGCGGTTGCTGAACCAACACATTCCGGCTATGCCGTGATATTAAAGGCGGCAGGCTAAAACCTGCCGCCTATTTTGAGAGGTGACACATGGAAAAAGAAATTTTCGACAGAGCGGTTGACATGCTACGGGATGGAAGACATCGGGAGGCTGTTATTCTGCTGCGAGACAACGGATTTCCCTGTACCTCTGAGGACGGCGGCTTATCCGTTTCGCTTATGCTGTTGATGATAGCATTTTCTGATTGTTTCGACAAGGAAGGGGAATAAAAATGTTTGATTTCAACGATTTCCAAGATTTTCAGAACATAATTTGGCGTAGCAGAATGACCAATGCAGCAAGTAAGTCAGGTGATGGCTTCGGTTTGGGGTGCTCTTCTACACCGGATTACCAGCAGGACAACAGCAGCGAATTTTTCGTGTTCGCGGCAATTATGATAATTTTCGGCGGCGCATGGATGCGCGAAATTTCCGAAAAACTTGATGAACTGAAAGGGGACAAAAAATAATGGCCTGCAAAACAATCTGCCGCCTGTGCGACAAGTTGGTGATTTCCCAGGCGGTGAACTATTCCGCTGCGTCCGGGCTTATCATCAACATTCCGGCAGGTAGCTACACCAATGGGCAAAAAGTTTGCCTGGTGATCGCCCAGAACATCCCGGCGGCGGCTACCATCAATGCGCCGGTATCTATCACTATCGGCACCGGTACCCAGTTGTACCCGCTGAATCGTGCAGATTGCACCCAGGCAACGGCCTGCAACCTGCGAACCAGAACACGGTACAGCACCAGAATTTCGACAACGGCCACGGGTGGCGCTTTCAAATTGCTGGGCCGTCCATGCTGTGCGCCCAACAACACTCTGGCTTCCATTGATGGAACATCCCCAACGACTAACGAAGGAGGCGGCGCAGGATGAGTAAATTTAGCAGAATGATGCTCCTAAACTCTGGTAGCAAAAAGGCTTCCGATGATCGCGAGGAAAACGAACGCCGGGAACGGCAGGAACGCCGTCACGACTACAACGTAGATGATCGCTTCCGTGATACCAATGGCCGCGAACACTACGACAATGGCCGCTACGCGCCCCAGGACACTATGCCCTATTACTACCCCCCTTATGGAGGCTACGACGCTAGAGAAGGTCGTGAACCTAGCTATACGTGGACTAGAAACAGCGGATACGCGGAACCCACCAAAACAACCCGCCCCATTGGGTTTGAGCGCGGTGATGCTCCCTACATGGGCGGCGCAGATGCTACCGTTCCCCGGTACAACGAAATGGAACGTATGCCCGGAAACCGCGCCATGACCGGCGGCGCAGAATCCAACGTTTCGCCGAGTTTCGACATGCAAATGGCCCAAGAGTGGACGCGCCGGATGCAGAATGAGGATGGCACCACCGGCCCGCATTGGACGATTGACCAAACCAACAAGGTGATGGAGCAGCGTGGGGTAAATGAGGATCCCGTTAAGTTCTGGGCGGCGATGAATATGATCTATTCCGATTTCGTCAATGTAGCTAAAAAGCTCGGTATTTCTAACGTAGATTTCTACACTGAAATGACCCGCGCTTTCCTGGATGATAAGGACATTTCAGGGGATAAATTGGCAAAATATTATGAATATGTCGTGAAATAACGAATAAACAACCGAAACCCCTAGATTTTCTCAAAATCAAAGAAACGACCAAGGATTTTGACTAAAATTTGACTAAAACCTGGGCGTATTTCGTGGCATCTCAGGGGACTTCAAAGTACAAGCAAAAACATCAAAAAACCGTTGAGAATCAAAGGAAATCCTTGAAACTCAACGGTTTTTCGTTTGGCGGAGAAGGAGGGATTTGAACTATCACTTTTTCGTTGAAAATCAAAGGTTTTTTACGCCATTGACTAAATTTTGACTATCATTCCTTCTCTTGGGTTTCAAACTCATAATTTGCCTCTAGTAGTTTTTTGTTCACCTTCCTGGAATGTACCTCTCGGATATGTGTATAAATATCCTTGGTAGTGGATTCTTGAGCGTGTCCCAATAATTTTTGAGCGTCTTTCGTTCTGATGTCCTCTTCATACAACAGGGTAGCGTATGCGTGGCGGATAGTATGCGGAGTGCAGGTTACGCCGGATTCGCGCTTATATTTTGCCCAGCACCCTTCAAAAACCCCCTCTGTCATCAGCTTTCCGTATTTGTCCGGGAAAATCAATCCCTTGCCCTTCTGGGTGATGATTTTATCTTCCAGGGCTTTCAACAGGGGTAAGGGGCGGATGCCGTTCTCGGTTTTGGGGGCCTTTATTTTTTTACGCCCAGGGCGGACACGCGGGATTTAGTAACGTGAATCAATTTTTCTTTGAAATCCACATCCTCCCAGCGCAGGGCGAGTAGTTCACCACGCCGCAATCCTGTGTACAGCGTCCAATATGCGAACATCCCGAATGTGCATTCTGTCGAATGGATCACTCGCTTTATATCATCGTCGCTGGCTATCTGCCGTTTCTTTTTTGGTAGGCCTGCCGGTATCTCTATCTCCCGGCAAGCGTTGATCCTTGTGTATCCGTGCGCCACGGCGTACTTGCAAATCATATTGATAACAGAACGCTGTGTGCTAGCTGTTTTCCGCGCTGGATGCTGTTCGGCAACATAGCGCATTAAAAATGCGTTGATGTCCACGGGTTCAATTTCGGTTATCTGCCTATCGCCTAGAGCCTCGACAGCTCGGCGGATGGGGGCATAGTACGATTTCTTTGTGTTGATTTCCAGCCCTTCAACGTAGTTCTCTTGCCATTCTTCGGCGATAGCACCAAATGTCCGGGCTTGTTCCTGTTCCTGTTCGTACTGGTTAATCTTTTCCAGCACTTCCCGTTTTGTCCTGCCATAGAAAAATTTGGTTTTCTTTTGGCCGTTTACAACAATGGGCAAGTTTTCTTGCCACCTTCCGTCTGCGCGTTTGTACATTGAATTTTCCTCCTGTGTGTGCTACACTAGCAGGGACTGGCAGCGTAGCAGCGTTGTCTAGTCGGGTTTATAGGGGGAGCCGCCTGCACTCGAATTTTTGGCGGCTCCTCTCTTTTTGTTCAATATGTCCACGATCCACCCTTGCATTGGTACAGCGTCCCTGCTATACTGGTACCGATGCAACGCGGAGAAGTTGAAAAAGTTGCAGTTTTCTCCTAGCCGTGGGGGCTAGGTGCAGAAAAGCCGTCTGGGAATTCAGGGTCCCGGACGGCTTTTCTTTTATTCAAATTGCGCGTCTTGGGCTTCGATATCTTCTGTGGTTAGCCCGGAATCCAGAAGATACGCCTGCCGCTGCAACATAGCCTGTTGCAGGAAAGAATTTGCATCCTGGATATCCTCTTTTGCCTTGCTCAAATACTTCATTTCTTGCTTGTCTACGTATTTAACAATGTTGTCGCAAGCAGACGATAGAGTGGCAGCGTAGAATTGTGCGTACTGGACATATTCTTTGTTCGCCTCAGTTTTGAAATCTCCGATTTGTCCGTAGACTTGGGACAGCATACTGCTAGCATTTTTACAATCATCATAAATATCCAGCAGATTGCCACTTTCCATATTTTTAGAAACGCCGTTGAATCTGGCCTCTGCGCTTTTCATTAGGCCGTAGATTCTAGTGTCCTTTTCCTTGGCAACGTCCACGCTGTCCTTTGCGCTTTCTTCGCTTTGATCTTCCTGCTGTTGTTGGTTTGTGTTTTCTTCCGTCTTGTCCGTTTGGTTGGCCGGAGGGGCTGATACCGTTCCAATGATTCCGCATACAACGAAAAACATCAAAATCCAGAACCAAACCCGCTTATAAACCGGCTTCTTAGGCTTGTTAGGGTCCTTCTTTTTCATTACATCCTCCAGGTAAAAATTTTGCCGCCCACGGCGGCAGAAAACTTAATACCTCACCCAACCCAGTCCACCGTTGAATATGTCGATCAACAGGAACACAATAGCCCCGAATAGGGTAGCCAAAAGCGCAATGGAAAATATGTGCTTCTGCTTTCGTTCGTATTCCAGGTGCTTCAACAGCCCTGCAATGCGCTGCTTATAAGCTTCCTCTAGGTGGTTCTGTGATTCCTCTAACTGGGCCAGGGTGGTATTACTTCTCATGGCGCGTTCGTCCTGCGCCGCTTTCTCCGCTCTTAACATTTGCATGATTGCGTCCGCAATGTCCGGCGGCGGTTCGGATTGCCCGTTGATATAACGGCTCACCATACTCTCGGAGCTGTTACATGTAGCGGCAATTTCTCTTAGTGTTACTCTTGTTTCTTCCTTCAACTCCTTTGCTGCCTTGGCAAATTTTCCACCATCATCACCCACGTTTCTACATCTCCATTCATTGCAAGGGAGATGCAAAATGTTGAAAGGCCCCTTGCGTAGTTTGCAATGGATATTCCACACCTTCCATGTTATGGTAATCCAAGGAAAATTGGGAAAGGGACGATCGGGGAAGGGGACTCGCAAACCGCCCCGCGCCCCACGTTTACACCATGGGTATAATGGAGGTACAGGGATGGATCGCTTACTGTTGCTGGGGAAGATCCAGGCTATTCTTAATGGCCTGACAGACAGAGAACTGCGGATGTTGTACAACCGCCTACTCACCGCGAAAAATGGGAGGATAACATGACTACAACCTATGGAAACAACGACCGATTGACGAAAATCATCAACCAGTGCCAAGAGCCGCGCAGGGTGTTAGCCCTGCTTGCCCTTATTGTTAAACCATGCTTGGATCAGAACGACAACACTAGAGAGGAAGTCCAGATCAGCGTCGGTGATGTGTTCACCCGGCTTGGTGATACCCAGGCCGACTAACACGGCCTCGACTTCTTCCTTCGTTACAAGATCCTTCTATCTCGCAGATTGCGGGGCGGGAGGATCTTTTTCGTTCCCATCAGCGAAGCCAAGTAAGAAATCAACGCTTGTTCTGCAAAATCTCGCTATTTGAACCAGTAAGTCAGACTTAGGATCATGTTTCCCGGTTTCATATCCATGCAGTGTTGCCGGTGCGATTCCGAGAGGTTTTGCGAGTTCTCTTTGCGACAGGCTGGCCGCTTCCCTCGCCTCTCTGATTTTGAATTCCATATTGAAATCCTCGCTTTCTTTCGACAGCTATATAATAGCGCATTGCTTTGGAAATGTCAACAAGAAATTCGAGATTCTCTAACTTTTTGCGAAAAACCTCTTGACAAATTCGAGAATCTCAGCTATGATATAACCAGAGTTTGAGAAAGTCAAATTTTTACTAGAAGGGAGAGGTTAGATGAGGGCGAACATTGAGGCCGAACGTGGCCGCAAGCGGATTCCAAAGTATAAGTTGTCCCGGATGCTTGGCATCTCCCAGGAAACTTATAACCGGTATATCAACGGCGAGAATTCTATTCCGTCCGATGTGCTCGTAAATATGCGAAACATCTTCGGGTGTTCCATTGATTATCTGCTCGGTGTCATTGACGAACGACAGGAAATCAGCTGAAAGGAGGTGATACCATGGCGAAGGGTTTCGAGTGGGAGTTTACCCCGGACCAAAACGACATTGACGCCTGCAAAGGTGCGGCGATGCCTTGCACCAGCGGCTACACCTACCCCAAGGAAAGCACGGCTATCTGGTACGGGAAGCGCTGGATGAAGGAGACGGGGAGAACAGGAACGGTAAAATCTATTCCGGCTCACCAGAAAACGAGTTCCTACGTCCTGGACTACTAACAAGGAAAGGGAGAAGGAAGATGGAGAAAGCAACATTTCACGACCATCTGACCCGTCTCCGGGAACTGTTTCCAGAGCGGGAGACAATCACGGTGGCGGAAGCCGCCCGACTGGTGGGGTGTAAGCCCCAGGCCTTGCGGGAGAGCAGAGACTTTCCTATGAAGCCCGTTGGACGGGCGAAGCGGTACCATGTAGTACCAATCATAAACTTGGCCCGTTGGATGGCCTGCTGAAAGGTGGGTGTAGGAAACGCGAAGGAAATATGTTCTGACCGATGAGGTTAAACGAATCGGTGATAAGAAACTGTATCGCATTCGTGCTGCGGTATCGTTTGGAGATGTGAAAGAGTGGGACAAAGGGGGATTTGTTCAGTCCACCGAGAATTTGTCCCATGCAGGAACGTGCTGGATATATGATGATGCGTGCGTATTCGATCGTGCGCGTGTTTCTGACGATGCCATTGTCTGCGAAGGTGCCTGGGTGTACGACAGAGCAAAAATCAAAGAACGTGCCTGGGTTGGTGGAAACGCCGAGGTCTACGGTTTCACCACGATAACGGGCGAGGCATGGATTGGAGACGATGCCGTTGTATCCGGCAGGCAAATAATAACGGAATGAAAGGGGAACAGTAATGACTACTGTACAGGAAATCAAGACCCGCAACACCGAGCGGGAATGGGCTGATATCGAGGCCCTGGTACGGGCTATCAGCCCCACGCTGGAGAAGAACGCCAAGAGCCGGCGTGATGAGGAAGTACGCAAGGCGCGGGAAGCCCGGCGGAAGCGTATCCGCAACCGGCGCAAGGCGAACATCAACGCCGCCCTGCATAACGCCGGTATCCCGCTGCGGTTGGTGTGATCGCCATGAAGCACGAATTCACAGTGCCTGCTCAGAGGCCGTGGAGGGACGCCAAAACTGGTGATGCTGAACGCTGTGGGCCATATCGCAAGGGTGAAAACCCGGAGATGGTTGAAATTTGCCTGAAATGCCCACGCGAGACGTGTAGGCCGAATGGCTGCAAATACTTGCAGAACCCACGGGAAAAGTTCCCGATTCCGCCCCACTTTGCCGTCCGTCTTCGGGCTGGGTGGTCAAAAGCTAAACTGGCCCGGCAGTACGGCGTCACGGTCTACCGGGTGCGGAAGTGGGCCGAAAAGTTGGGGAAATGAAAATGCCGCCCACAGGGGCCGAAACCCTGCAAGCGGCAAAGGAAAGAAAAAACTATGGATATAGTACCAGAAAGGACGGGATTTGTCAATGGAAAACGGAAGCGCCCTATTTCCTATGGAAATCAACATTCCGGTGACGATGGACGAAATCAAAATTTTCGTAGCCGCCGGCTTTGATGATTTCTTTGCTTGGGTAGAAAACAACCATGAGTATGTGCTGTACCGCTACCTGATGGAACGGCTGGATACCCTGAAAGAGTATATCCGCGAAGGAGGACTTAGCAATGACCCTGTATGAAATCGACTCCGCAATCCTGTCGGCTATCGCCCACGGCACCGACCCGGAGACGGGCGAGATCAACAATCTCGATGAGTTGATGAGCCTGCAAATGGAGCGGGACCAGAAGGTTGAGAACATCGCATGCTTGATTAAAAACTTGAAAGACGATGTGCGCGGCCTGAAAGCAGAGGCCCAGGCCCTCACCGAGCGCCGCAGGGTGGCGGAGAACAAAGTTGCACGGCTGGAAGCCGTACTTGATGAGGCCTTGGATGGGCAGAAGTTTAGCACCCCTCGCTGTGTGGTGTCCTTCCGCAACAGCAAGGCGGTTGAGGTAGATGACGAAGATGCCCTTATCAACTGGGCCTGCCTGAACGGGCAGGAAGATACCTTCGTTCGTTATAAACAACCTGAAATCAACAAGGTCAACTTGTTGAAGTGGCTGAAAGAAGACCACCCGCTGGACCCGCCTGGTGTGCGGCTGGTGGAGCGGCGTAGCTTGGGGGTGAAATAATGGGTGTGTATGCGAAGCTGTTGGAAATCCAGCAGGCATTGAAAGCCCCCAAGGGCCAGAGGAACGATTTCGGTAAATACAACTATCGCAGTTGTGAGGATATCGTCGAAGCCGTTAAGCCTCTGTTGGGCGAACAGAAAGCCGTGCTTACCATCTCCGACGAAATCAAGATGATCGGAGAGCGCTACTACATTTTCGCAACTGCTGCCATTGTGGACGCAGAGACCGGCGAACGAGTGGAAGTCACCGCCCAGGCCCGTGAAGCGGACAACAAGAAAGGGATGGACCCGTCACAGGTTACTGGGGCAACTAGCTCATACGCCCGCAAATATGCCCTTAACGGGCTGCTGGCCATCGATGATACCAAGGACGCGGACGCCCAGGCACCGGCACAGCAAACCAGCCTGCCGAAATGCGAGATGTGCGGCGGTGACATCACTGCTGATATTCTGGGTGATGGCAAACTGTATTCCCCGGACCAAATCGCAAGGGCCACCAAAAAACAAACCGGGCAACAGATTTGCTCGGAGTGCATGCGTAAGCTGAAAGCCCATGAAACCACCACTTGAGATCGTTAAGGGCAGGATCACCGGCTACGATGAGCGGACGGGGGAGTTGCTGATTAGAGCGCCGTATCCCGATTGGGCAACGATGATTAAGCGGGAGTTCAAATCATGCCTAGTTCAGCCTATTGATAGCCGTCCCCTATCCGACAAACAGCGCCGCGCCTGCTATGCGCTGATCGGTGAGATTGCTGATTACACCGGCGAAGGGAAAGACCCCACCAAGGAAAGGATGAAATTAAAATTCTTGATGGAGGATACCCAGGCTATGGGGGAAACGCTGTTTTCCCTATCCAACGCCCCCATGTCCCTAGTATGTGGATTCCAACGTTTTCTTGTGCGATTCATACTAGATTGGGACATTCCCACCAGGTTCCCGTTGTTGGATATGGTGGACGATACCACCGATTACCTGTATCACTGTCTGCTGGCAAAAAAATGCTGTATCACAGGCCGACCGGCCCAACTACATCATGTCCAGCGGGTGGGCGCAGGACGCGATAGAACGGATATTGTGCACGAAGGGATGGAGGTTTTGCCTCTGTCCCCGGAGATGCACCAGTTGGCCCACACCATGCCGGACAGCGAGTTTTTCGAGAAGTACCACCTGCCGGGTGGTATCATCCTGGACAAAACGATCTGCAAAGTCTGGCGCTTAAAAACCAAAAAGAAAGAGGGATAATTTGTGGTAAATCACATGATTTTGCAGGGCCGTTTAGTGGCACAGCCCGAACTTCGCCACACCAAGAGCGGCGTTGCTGTTGCATCGTTCCGGGTGGCGTGGAGCCGCAAGTACAAGGAGAGCGAAACAAAGCTGTTCTTGAACTGCGTGGCATGGCGGGGTACCGCCGAGATGCTCTGCAAGTATTTCGGCAAGGGGCAGGAGATCGTCGTTGAGGGCGAGATGAACACTCGCGGCTACACCGACCGGGACGGGAACGACCGGCAGGTGACAGAGCTGATCGTGTCGCAGGCGCATTTCTGCGGGCCTAAGAGCGACGGGAGCAACCAGCCGAGCGGGAACTATACCGAACCGGAGTTCAGTGACCTCACGGGAGATGATGGAGAGCTGCCCTTCTGATAGGGCGGCTCTGAGGAGGGAACAACCCAAATGTTGCCGTACATAAAAATCTATCGGGATTTCATCGACGTAGCCAAAGAGCTTGACGATGGCGAACGCGGTAGGCTATTTCTAGCTACCATGCAGTACGCCAACGGCGAAGAAGTCCCTCCCCTGAAAGGGGCAGAGAAAATTGCATTTGTCGTTCTTCGGTCCCAAATTGACCGAGACGACGCTGCACACGATGAATACATCGAAAAGCAACGGGAAAACGGGAGGCGTGGCGGACGCCCAAAGAAAGGAAAACCAGAAAACAAAAACCCAAAAAACCCAACCCTTAAAAAGCAAAACCCAAAAAACCCAACCCTTAAAAAGCAAAACCCAAAAAACCTTGATATAGACATAGACATAGACACTGACATAGACATAGACACTGACGTTGATATAGACATAGACGGAGAAGATAGCGCGGAGCCGGAAACCGTCTCCCCGCCGGTTATCTCCCTGCCGCTGAATGATGGGAGCTTTTACCCAATCTCCCAGGAGCAGTGCCATGAATGGGCGGGCCTGTACCCTGCTGTCGACGTGATACAGCAGCTTCGGGGTATGGTTGGCTGGTTGAATGCCAACCCGAGCAGACGAAAAACGAAACGCGGCATCAACGCATTTGTCAACCGGTGGTTGTCCAAGGAACAGGATCGGGGCGGCAGTAAAGCGTCCCCCGCCAAGGGTGGAACGGGGTTTGAAACGTCAAACCCATTCCTGGAATTGCTGAACGAGGAGCGTGGATTGAGTGGATAGAACTGAAACCCTGGCTATCATGTCCGTGTTGAAAGCGGCCTATCCCAGCTATTACCGGGACATGAAACGGGCTGATGCCGAAAGTGTGGTTGCTCTGTGGGCAGAGATGTTCGCCGGTGATGATTATGCCGTCGTTGCCGCCGCCGTGAAGGGATTGATCGCCACGAAGACGGATTCTTTCCCGCCCCCCATCGGGGCTGTGAAAACAAAAGTCCGGCAGATTTCCAACCCGGACGAAATGACCGAGCAGGAAGCGTGGACACATATCGCCAAGGCGTTGCGGAACAGCAGTTACAACGCTGAGGAGGAGTTTTCCAAACTGCCGTCTATCCTCCAAGACGTGGTACACGCGCCCCAACAGTTGCGAGAGTGGGCGCGGATGGATGAGGCAACTGTGCAGTCCGTGGTTGCGTCGAACTTGCAACGCAGTTTTCGGGCAAAGGCACAGAGCAGGCGAGATTTTGAAGCCCTGCCCAAAGACGTGCAGGCCCTGGCAAGAACATTTGCCGCCGCCCTGCCACAGATGCCGGAGGAACCCAAACCTGCGGCATTGCCGCCCAGGGTGCGGACGGTGGAGGATATCAAGGCCGACATGGAGAAAACGCGGGAAATCCTGATGCAGCAGGCCGGGACGAAAAAGAAGCCTGCCGTCTACACGCCGCCTACGCCGGTAGACTGGGAACGGCAGAGACAGGATGCGTTGCGGCGATTCCGGGAGGTGGCGCAGTGAACGGAACTAGACGGGTGGCTTTTTTTACCATCCCCTACCCGGAAACCAAGCGGGGTATGACGGCCTGGAACAAGCGATTTAGCCTGAACGCCTACTATGGCGGAAAACACTGGGCACAGCGAAAAAAAGACGCCGATGACATTCACGTCCTAACCATCCACGCCTTGAAACTGGCACGGGTACGGAAAACGCTGGTTACTGGCCCTGTTTCGGTTCATTTTTACTGGTTCCCTGGCTTGGACGTTGATAACAACGCCGCGTTGGGAAAAATGATCGTCGATGCTATGAAGGGCTGGATTTTACCGGATGATAGCCCTAGATGGTTCCGGCGTGTGTCGCATGAATTTTGGGATCGTCGTGAAATTGGCGTGGAAGTCGTGGAATGGGAGAAGTAACCATTTTCGCGACCCCACGAAAAAGGAGGAAAACCAATGATCAAAATCGGAAAATGCGCCGATACGATAACAACATGGGCAGAGCTGAGGGATGCCGTCCATGCCGGTTCCAGTCCACTTAAAGTCTGCGATGAAATCGTCATCGAGCTAAAAACAGGAGAACGTGTGACGCTGGTTTGCGAGTTGGTAAAAGATGGCCACGCAACCTTTTTCACCAGGGATTTACTGGAAGACACCCACTCCATGGACGAGGGGTGGATAACAATGTATAAAACCCATCTAAGCACGATGGGTGGGTACCTCAAGAAATTGTTCCGGCTGTTGCCGGATGATTTGCAGGAGGTTGCCAGCCCGTTGCGTCTGCTGAGGGAACGGGAAGTTTTTGGAGAAAACCAATACGGAAACCCGGAAGAATGCGAGCAGTTGCCTCGATACCGGAAACTAAAAAACCGCGTGAAACGCCTGGATGGAGTTCCGTTTTCGTACTGGTTGGCGTCCCCGTATGCGACCAGCGCAGCGTACTTTTGCTATGTGGCCAGCGGCGGCAGCAGCAACATCTACTACGCAGGCCACAGCAACGGCGTTTGCTTCGGCTTTGATATCTAATCCAAAATCTAACAATCGCGGAGCCTTATGCCCCGCATGGGAGGGAAACGAATGAACGAACTGAATCAATACGGTATTCTTTCTGGCAATGAAATCCGACAGCGAATATCCAAAGGGGATATCATCATCCACCCATACAACGATCAGCAGCTTGGCCCGAACAGCTACAACTTGTGTCTGATGGATCAGATGCTTGTGTACACGGAGGCTGTGTTAGACCCCAAACGAGACAACCGCACGCGGGAGATTATCATCCCGCCGGAGGGCTACGTCTTAAAACCTGGGCGCGTGTATATCGCGTCCACGGAGGAATGGACCGAGACGTATAACCTGGTCCCCATGCTGGTAGGCCGTTCCTCTGTGGGGCGTTTGGGACTGGGTGTCCACGTCACAGCAGGGTTTGGGGATGTTGGCTTCAAAGGGCGCTGGACGCTGGAAATGGTGGCAACAGAACCTGTGAGAGTGTACCCCGGCATGAAAATCTGCCAAATCTACTACCACACCGTGTGTGGAGAGATTTTGGACGAATACAGTGGCAAATATGTCGGTCAGGAGGCGGCTACCCCGTCCCAGCTGTTTCGGGAGATGGACGAAGATGCCTAAAACAATTGAGATCGTGAAGGAGGACGAAAAATGAGCAGAGCAAACGAAAACAAGCTGCCCCTGCCGGAACCGCCGGAGGTGGACGCATGAAAAGGTTGTTGGTAGCCTGTGAAGAATCGCAGCGTGTTACAGCGGCATTCAGGGCCAGAGGCTGGGAAGCCTATTCATGCGATATTCAGGAACCGTCTGGGGGGCATCCTGAATGGCACATCCTTGGTGATTGTTTGCCCCTGCTGAATGGGGGCTGCGCGTTCCAGACGCTGGATGGCGCAGAACACCGCATTGATGGGCGGTGGGATATGCTGATAGCGCACCCACCGTGTACGCATTTGGCTGTATCCGGGGCACGTTGGTTCACTGAAGGGAAGAAACCGCTAAGCCTAAAATTTGAAGCCGCTGCATTTTTCATGAAATTTGTAGAAGCAGATGTTGATAGAATAGCAGTCGAAAATCCGGTGTGCATCATGTCCACGCTATACCGAAAGCCGGATCAAATTATACACCCCTGGATGTTTGGGCACACGGAACAGAAAAGGACATCACTGTGGCTGAAAAATTTGCCTAAATTACAAGCAACGGATGATGTTTATGAAAAAATGATGAAATTGCCGAAACGCGATAGGACAAGAATTTGGCAATTAGGGAGTGGACATGCAAAAGAACGATCTAAAACATACCACGGCATAGCTATTGCCATGGCAGAGCAATGGGGGTAAATACTGAGGGAGGGAATTGTATGACGATTGATGATGCGAGAGTGTGGCTCCAACGCCACGCCGACAACACGCCAATGCCTGGGGCGAGGGAGGCGTATCGGACTATTCTGGATGAGCTGGATGGAGTACGGCGGGGGCATTGGATAAAACGCGGGTATGCCTGCGGCGAGGCTGAGTTTGAATGCTCACACTGCCACGAAATAGAGTGGCGAGCGAACGAAACGGACTACTGCCCCAACTGCGGCGCAAAAATGGAGATAACCAATGGCAACTAACATGTAACCGTGTTGGAATCGACACGGTTAGAAAGGGGGAGAAATGAATCAAGGATTGTTATCGTCGAAAAACATGAACTGGTGTACGCCACAAGATTTTTTCGACAAGCTGGATCTGGAATTTGGTTTTGTGATGGACGCAGCGGCGACGAACGAAACAGCTAAATGCCAGCGGTATTACACCCCGGAAACGGACGGGCTGGCACAAAGTTGGCAGTGTGACGGGGCTGTATTTTGCAACCCACCCTATGGGAGGCAACTAGGCAAATGGGTGCGGAAAGCGTGGCAGGAAGCTCAGACAGGTCAGACTATTGTCCTGTTGATTCCAGCTCGAACGGATACGGCGTATTTCCACGATTTTATCTATGGCAAGGCCGAAATTCGCTTTTTGCGTGGCCGCCTGCGTTTTACGGATGAAGCTGGGAACGCTGGTGGTAGTGCTCCGTTTCCGTCGATGGTTGTTGTTTATAACAGAAAGGAGCACGATGAACATACCGGATAAAATGAAATGCTGGGGAGATTTCCCAGCCATGGTAGGCTATGCTGCCTGCTACGAAGCCCTAGCAGAGGAGTGCATGGAGTTGGCTCACTGCGCCCTGAAGCTCGCCAGAGTTTTGCGGGGAGATAACCCGGTTAAAGAGGGCGGAAGGAGCTACCTGGATAAGTTGGACGAAGAATACACCGACGTTGTTTCCTGTGCTATCGCCCTGGAACTGAAACCCAATGCGGATATATCCGTTTGGAAGTGGGAGCGACACAAGAAGCGGCTAGAAGAAATGGAGGGGAAATAATGGAATTTAGGACGAAACCCTGCCCCGTTTGCGGTGGGAAAACCTTGCAGGCTATCGCCGTAACCAAAGGCGAGGAGACACGGTATTTTGTCCGTTGTATGAAATGCGGCCACGAAGGACCTTTTAGCCTGCGCAGTGATCTGGAGGCAAAGGGAACTTGGAACGGGTGCGTCGATGCGTTGGAATACCAAAACGCAAAACCCACCACCCGCAAAACCATCCTGGATGCCGCCGCAACTTGCGTCTGCAAAGAGCGAAACGATCAGTATGGGGAACCAGAAGATTGTTTTCGGGATATCGCCAACCTCTGGGCAGCTTACAAAGGCGTCGATTTCGACCCCTTTGACGTGGCTATGATGATGTCCCTGTTAAAGGTGGCGCGAGCCAAAGCGAACCCTCAGCACACAGACAACTACGTCGACCTCTGCGGCTATGGAAGCATTGCCGGAGAATTAGCAAACAAAGACTAAGGAATTAGCAAACAAAAACTAAGGAACCTGTGCAAAAAAAGCACAAGTTGGAAAGGGGAACCAATGAAAACATGTATGTGTAGGTGTCGTAAATGTGGCGGGAGTGTCATTCTGAAAGAAAGTGGCTATTCCGCTTTGTTTACGGAGCGACTGTATAGGGTGTTCTGGATGCAGTGTAAACGCTGCGGAAACTATGGCCCAGAAGGTACCGAAGCAGAAGCCTTTTATGGATGGATTGAAGAGAATAAGGAGGGCAACGATGATTGAGTTTGAAAACACTGAAGTAGTGGGCTGGGAGGCCGCTATTAGAGGGATGCGGAACCCTCATAACAGCTGGGATAAGTCGGATAGCTACCGAACTACTGCTGATTACTATAAAATCGGCCCCAACGACCACGAATTAATGATGCGCTTGGTGAAAGCTGGAACAGACCACCGCAAATTTATGCGCATGATCGTGGTGTATGTGGATGTTACTGCACCGCTGTACTTGTGGAAGGAGTTTAAAACGTATCGCGCCGGGAAAAGGTGGGGAGATGAAGAACCGGATGCGTTTGTTATCCCCTCTGATTACTTGGAGTACGACATCGAAATGAATTCCTGCTCCACGATGCACACGCTGGACAAGCGTGACCTAGAGTTGGAAGATTTCAGCATGGACAGCATCAAAGAAAATGATGCAGCAGTTCAACTTTTCTGCGATGTGATTGAAAGAATCAATGCGTTGCGTCGCTGGTATAAGGAAGGAGGAGAAAAATCTTACTGGAGGGAAATGATTCAGCTTCTCCCAAGCAGTTACAACCAGCGCCGAACCTTAATGCTAAACTATGAAGTTCTAGCCAACATTTACCGTGCTCGGCGCAATCATAAGCTCACCGAGTGGCGGGAGTTCTGCCGCTGGATCGAATCTCTCCCATACTACGAACTGATAACCGGGGGCGCTGAATAATGGCCCTGACAGCGCAGGAAATCAGACAACGGGATTTGCGGTATAAGAAGCAAAGTTATGAATGGGCAAAAGCTAGGGGGCTGTGCGTTCGGTGTATGAAGGAACGTGCCGCCCCCGGGCGGTATAAATGCCTGGAATGCTTATCTATCAGCGTAGAGGCAAATAACGCCTGTAACGCCAAACTATCCCAAGATGAAAAGAAAAAACGGGAAGAACGAAACAGGGAAAGTATGAAAACCTTGTACGCACAGCGAAAAGCGGCAGGGCTATGTACAGCATGCGGCAAACCGGCCTACAAAGGGCAGGCGTTCTGCAATGAATGTAGGTTGCGGCGCAACAGAAAACACAGAGAACGGTATATACGGAAACCAGCAGGGGAGTGCCGTTACTGCGAACGCCCAGCGCTACCGGGGCGGCAGATGTGCAAAGAGCATTATGAGCGTGATTTGGAGATACTAGAGTACGCTAGATCACAACGCAAAACGGACCCGGTCCGGGATGCTATCAATGATTTCTGGAGGCTAAAAAAAGCGGGAGGATAATATGGATGATTTCGACAAGAAGGTTCTTCTTTCGCTGGAAAAGAACCGGATGATGATTAGCAAGGTGGCGCGGGAACTGTTTTGTCATCGGCACACTATCACCTATCGCCTGGATAAGTTGAAGAAGGAAACGGGCGTTGATCCGTTGGAAGTACGGGGTCTTGTGGCCCTGCTTGATAGAATTGGAGAGCGGGCTTGAGAGAGGTGTGGCTGCCGATTCCCGGCACTGACGGGTGGTATGATGTTTCTAATTTCGGCGAAATCCGAAGCTGGATAAAACAACGTTGGGACCATTCCAGAGAAAGGGCTGAAAATCCACGAATCATGCGCCAACAGTCGCATAACGGCAACACTACCATTCAAATTGCTGGTAAAATAATTCGGGTAAAAGATGTTGTGCGCGATGTATTCCTTGGCGGGAAACGTGAGGGCATGATTCTACACCACAAGGATGGGGACTATCGAAACTGTGCGGTGAACAACCTGGAATTTGTGACTAGGGCGGAACTGAACAGAAAACGCAGAAGTCCAAATTGCAGAATTGTTGCCAAGACGGACAAATGGGGTAAGGTGCTGAAATTCTATCCCAGTGCAAGGGCTGCTGCGCGGGAAAATTACCTATCCACAAGTGGCTTGCACAGACGAATTAGAAATAAGTCGTTCATCGATGGCGTGATTTTCAAATATGCTGATTAACAGATAGACATATTGTCCAAAGAATTAGCAAAAACACAGATTTTCGTGGAACGATACGGCAGAATATGGTATAATAATAGCAAGGAAGTCCTTGTCCTTCCGGGCTTCCGCATGCTTCTTCCGCCGGGTGGCGGCGGCAATAGCCACCCCTCCTATTTGGTATAGGGGCGGGGGTTCTTCCCCTGCCCCGCCCTCCATATCCTGGGCGCTGGTGTGTATGATTTGGTTCAATTCCGAATCCCAGGACCATCCCGAAAGGGAGAATAAAATACGAAAGGCAGGTGAAGCTTTGACTTATTTTCTGCATTTTGTGTTTTGTTTTTCAGCACCTAACCCAGCGCGGCGAGCGTCTCAATATCTGGCACGGTAGGGATGCCATGACCCGCGCAGGTTGGGATATATGAAAGAACGCCGCCGGATAACGCAAGGGTGTGTCACCAGCGTCTTAGGCGCGGCAGTTGCGCCGGGAGTTCTTTCTATATGTTGGCTATCGGTGCAGGAGCCAATAGCTGACTTTCCGCTCTGTCGGTTCTCTTTTTTGTTTCCATAGGGAATGCTCCTTCGGTAAGCTGCGGCCTGTAAAAGCAGCTCCATCACTCACCTGGTGGCCCCGGTTGGATTCCGGTTAGGCATACGGCGGGATACTCAAGTTTGGTTAAGAGGCCGCATTGCTAATGTAGTATGGGATACAGCCTGCGCAGGTTCAAATCCTGCTCCTGCCGCCACTGACACCCCGGAGAGACGGGGATGTATGCAAGAAAGCAGAAGGTGCGCCGCCAAGATTCGGCGGAATGGGTTCAAGGCCTATTGATTGCGCGGTACCGTAGCCGATGAACGTACTAAATCGGCGATTCCCCATGGTGGAACACTGTTACGTGTGTGTACAGCACCAACGCCACTGTGGGGCTATACAGTGGGCGGCAATAGCCTATATCCGGGTAGTTACCGGGGCCTGCTACCAGAATAGCGGTTAGCATTTGCGGATGCTGGGGCGATGGAAACCCGCCCTGACAGCTCGGAAGAGACGGGTGTAGGAGGATAGAATGTGGAGATCAGAAGCGTAAAAATCAAAGAGATCAAGCCGTATGATCGCAATGCTAAGAAGCACGATGATACCCAAATCAACAATGTGGCTGAAAGCATCCGGCAGTTCGGTTTTGTTCAGCCTATCGTGATTGATTCCGATGGCGTTATCGTAATTGGACATTGCCGTTTTGAGGCGGCTAAGCGACTGAAATACGCCGAAGTGCCGTGTATCATGGTTGATGATCTAACGCCTGAACAGGTGGATGCACTGCGTATCGTGGACAACAAAACCAATGAATCTCCTTGGGATATTGATTTGCTGGCAGAGGAACTGCAGGACTTAGACCTGTCCATGTTTGATTTTGCGTGGGATTTGATGGAAGAAACGGCGTTAACGGAGACGGAAGATAAAAAGGAAAGAACGAAAGTTCCATATGAAGAAAAAATTTCCATTGTGATTGATTGCAAGGATGAAGAAGAAGCGGAAGAAATTTTTGAAAAACTTCAAGGGGAGGGATATTCATGCCGAGTTTCGACATTGTAAAAAAATCCCCCGTTAGCAATTCGTTTAGAGTACAAAAAATAAAAGCCGACTTCGATGTAACGGAAAAATCGGCAGAAGAACATTTTTCGGGTAAAATTGACATTCCGAATGATTGGAATATTGGCCTTATTGTTGGTGGTAGTGGGACAGGGAAAAGCACTATTGCAAAAGAAATATTTGGTGCCGATTTAATCTCTGGTTTTATTTATTCCGGGAAAAGCGTTGTAGATGATATGCCAGATGTTGGTATGGATAAAATTGAAAAGGCGTTTTATGCCGTTGGTTTTGCTTCGATTCCATCATGGCTAAAACCATATTCTGTTTTAAGCAACGGAGAAAAAATGCGTGTTGATTTAGCTAGGGCTATGTTACAAAATGATTTTTTTGTTTTCGACGAATACACCTCCGTTGTAGATCGGCAAGTTGCACAAACTGCGAGTATTGCTATTGCAAAAGCAATTAGAAAAACGGGAAAGAAATTCGTGGCAGTTAGTTGCCATTTTGATATTATCCCTTGGCTGCAACCGGATTGGTGCTTTAACACCGACACGATGCAAAATTTTTTTGCGCAGGCCCACGACCACAAAAACAATTCACAATCAGAAGGTGCAGTTGTGGAGAGTGGGCAAAATTTAAGCGTTATCATTATTTGAGCAATGAATTAAATAAGGCGGCAAAATGCTATGGATGCTATGACGGAGAAAATATAATTGGAATGATTGGTGTTTTACATTTCCCACATCCAACAAATAAAAAAATCAAGACAATCACAAGGTTATGTATATTACCAGATTATCAAGGAATTGGCATTGGGAAAAAATTTTTGACCGAAGTCGCTAAAATATACGCCAAAAAAGGATTCGACGTAAAAATAACAACTTCGGCCAAAAATTTAATTGTTGGCTTGCAAAAAACGAGAGAATGGAGATTGGTTAGATACTCTCAGAAAAAAGCTGGAACCTGCAAAATGTTAAAAACATGTAGGCAGAACGTAAGAACGGCAACTTTCTTTTTTGAGAATTTTTAATACAAAATAGTCCGTATTATCTACTGCGCCCCATTCCGGTTTGCCGCTCCCAATGGATACAGATACAAAAACCTTTATGGACGGAGATTTTAGAGAATATCCATTCCGCAAAACGCACCAAAAACATCCATCTTCATTTGACGCGTTGCGGAACATAGCGGAATAACGTGGCGTCACATTTCTGTATTCCTCCAACTTTTCTCCGTTTACAATCATGTCAAACCATTTCTTTTTTATTGGCAATGTAAGCATTTTGTCTCATCCTTTCTATGCTTTATATTTTACCAAAAAACGGCAATAAAGTATACGGGCGATACCCACAAATACCGCTTAAAAAAACGGGGGAAATGACGGAGGTGAATTATATGGGGCGGCGGCCAAAAGAAATTGACCAAAAACAATTTGAAAACCTTTGCGGGCTGCAATGCACCTATGAAGCTAAAAAACAAAGAAGGTTATTAGGGATCAAAGAAATAGAAAAAGCCCGTAAAATTTACGAATTTTTTGAGTTTTCTGAATTGCGAGGGTGATTATGGCAAAAATGGGACGTCCCCGCAAAGAAATAGATCAAAAAATTTTTGAGAACCTTTGCGGGATTCAATGTACAGAAGCTGAGATTTGTAGCGTTTTTGATTGCTGCGAAGATACACTAAATGCTTGGTGTAAAAGAACATATGGAGAAACTTTTTCGGATACATATAAAAAGAAACGGCAACTTGGAAAACCAAGCCTAAGAAGGATGCAGTGGGAGCTAGCTAAGAAAAATGCTTCTATGGCTATTTTTCTGGGCAAACAGTACCTTGGACAAAGTGACCAGGGCGGCGTTATCGCAGAAAAAGATATACGGCAGGAAGATGCACTCAGCGCTAGCCTAAAGAAGATCGCAGAAGGGCTTGATTCGGATGATTAGTGAAAAGCAACTGAAAATCCTAGCCTTTCCTTACACCAAGTACGAAGCTATCATCTGTGATGGGGCTATCCGTTCAGGGAAAAGTTCTATTATGATGTGGGCTTTTGTGAAGTGGGGCATGATGAACTTCGACGGCCAGCGTTTTGCTATTTGCGGCAAGAGCGTTGATAGCTGCATTAAGAACGTTATCCAGCCTTTCCTAGCTATGTCGTTAGCCCGTGAAACCTACCGGCTACGGTGGCGGCGGATAGACAAGGTGCTGGAAGTGCAAAACGGCAACACCACAAACCTGTTTGAGGTGTTTGGCGGCAAAGACGAAAGTTCTTTTGCACTCATCCAGGGTAGAACCCTTGCAGGGGTGTTGTTGGATGAGGTGGCCTTGCAGCCTAGATCGTTCGTGGAGCAGGCACTTGCACGTTGTTCTGTTTCAGGTTCTCGGTTCTGGTTCAACTGTAACCCAGGCCCCCCGTCGCATTGGTTCTATCAAGAATGGATTAAGCAAACCGAAAGGCACAAAGCCTTGCATCTGCATTTCCTTCTAGAAGACAATCCGGCGCTCGACCCGGAAATCGTGGAACGGTACAAGAACACCTATGCAGGCGTGTTCTATCGCCGCTACATTCTAGGTGAGTGGTGCGTAGCCGATGGCCTGGTTTACCCGATGTTCGACAAATCGAAGCACATAGCCACGGAACAACACTCCGGCGGCGTGTATTATATCAGCATCGACTACGGCACGTTGAACCCTACGGCTATGGGGCTGTGGCAGCTGCGAAACGGTAAAGCTGTGATGCTGAAAGAATACTACTACGACGGACGCAAACAGAAGCGCCAGAAAACGGATGAGGAATACGCCGACGATCTGGAAGCCTTTGCAGAAGGGTACCAGATAGAGCGAGTAATTGTCGATCCATCGGCAGCATCCTTCAAGGAAACGTTGCGGCGGCGTGGTAAATTCGCTGTGATGGATGCCAATAATGCAGTACTAGACGGTATCCGTCTTACTGGTAGCCTGCTATTAGCTGGTAGAATCCTGTTTGATGCCAGCTGTGAAAATACGTTTGACGAATTCGGTTCCTACTGCTGGGACGAAAAAAAAGAAACCGATGCGGTAGTTAAAGAATCAGACCACGCAATGGATATGATACGATATTTCGTATACACGATAATGCGGCGGGAGGTGCGCTAAATGGAAAGTTTTTTTGCTAGGACATTCCGAAATCTGAAAAACTGGCTGTTTCCCATCGCTACCGCTAAAAAGGATTTCGGTGTTGATACGGCGGTTGGCACAACGATGCAACAGAATATCAACCTGTGGTATTCTATGTACATCAATGAACCGCCGTGGGCCAAGCGCGACATTATCCCGCTCGGCTTGCCTGCTGCTATCGCCCGTGAAATGGCACGGCCTGCACTGGTGGAATTCAACGGAACAGTTACCGGCGGGGCACGGGCTGAATTCCTAGATGCTTGCTTCCAGGACGCAGCCCGGAACTTCGAGAAAAACTTAGAGATTGGGCTTGCTCTTGGTGGGTTAGCCCTTCGGCCTTATGTGTACAACGGTGTGTTGAAAGTCGACGCTTCTAGCATCATGGCATTTCAGCCTACCAACTTCGATGAAGCTGGCAAATGCACCGGTGGCGTATTCCGCGAGCGGGTGCAGCTAGCCGGTAAATGGTACGTTCGCCTGGAAAGCCATGAGTTTGTGAGAGATGGAGAGCGCACGGCCTACGTTGTGCGGAACAAGGCTCACAAATCCAACCAATACGGAACGGTGGGCGAGGAAGTACCGCTCGATACGGTCCCAGCCTGGGCAACCTTGGACGATGAAACCACGCTCGACGGCGTAGAACGTCCGCTGTTCGCTTTCTTCACCCCGCCCGTTGCGAACAACATCGATACCGATAGCCGCCTGGGTGTATCTGTGTACGGCGGTTCCATCGTTGGTCTGGTTAGGGATGCAGATGAACAATGGGATAGACTGTGGTGGGAATTCAAATCGGGCGAACGCAAGATTTTTGCTGAGTACACCAGCGTGAACGCCCGTGATTTTGGAAGAAACCGGCTGTATGAGTTTGGGCCGTTTATGTCCCAGGATGGGGATTTTTTCAAGGAATTCAGCCCCGCTTTTCGGGATGATGCCATTTACAGAGGCTTTCAAAACATCCTGAAACAGATTGAATTCCAGACAGGCCTAGCCTATGGAACGATTTCCGACCCGTCCAGTGTGGAGAAAACATCGACGGAAATCCTGGCCAGCAAGCAGCGGCAGTACATTACCGAGAGCCACATTCAGCAGGCGTTTGGGGATGCCCTGGACGATCTGGTATATGCGATGGATGTATACGCTACACTGTACGCCCTGGCCCCTCAGGGGGACTATGAACTGCATCTGAGTTTCGGGGATGGTGTGCTTGATGATCCTGAGAGCAACCGCGCAGAAATGGCGGCTGACCTGCAACTGGTTTCGGCTGGTATCCTGAATGCCTATGAATTCCGACAGAAGCATTTCGGCGAGGATGAAGATACTGCCAAGGCTATGCTGCCGGGTATGGAAGACCTGGCAGACGAAGGGCAGGATGATCTTGAATGAAGTACCCATTCAGCCCCGCTGTTCTGGATGCCCTGCCTGAACCTATCGCTGAATTGTTCCGTGGCCTGGAAGACCGGCTGCTACAAGAAATTTGTTGGCGGTTGGTGGTATCCGATGATCTGAACCAAGTGACTGTTGAGGATATCCGGGAACTGCGTGCCCACGGGATAACGCTGGACGAAATCACAACAGCCATTGCGGAGACTACGCAAACTAGCCTGGACAAGGTAGATGCTATCATGGACGGCGTAGTAGAGCGCAATCGCAAATACTACGGTACATTAGCAACGGCGGCAGAGATTACCGCCCCGCGCCACATTGTTGATGATGTGGATGTAGAAGCTATCAGGCGGCAGACCAAGGACGAACTGCGGAACCTAACTCAATCAATGGGGTTTGCAGTCCGACGCAACGGCAAGGTTGTTAAGTGGTTGGAACCCAAGAAAGCCTATCAATGGGCGCTGGATATGGCGGAAACAGAAGTGATGTCCGGGACTATCAGCTACAACGAAGCGATAGCCCACGCCACAAAGCAGCTTGCCGCCGGTGGCCTAACGTCTATCCGCTACGAATCCAACGGGCGGGTACACTACGATCAGGCAGATGTAGCCGCTCGGCGCGCCGTTATGACTGGGGTGAATCAAACCTGCCAGCGCTATGCAGAGCAGAGCATGGAGCGATTGGACACTAACCTAGTCGAAGTGTCCGCCCATGGCGGCGCAAGAAATGTAAACGGTCCGAATGGCTGGGAAGCACATACTCTATGGCAAGGAAAAGTTTTCCAATGGAATAAATAAGTTTGATACAAGCGGATAGCTCGACGGGGTGAAAAGTGGACTGCCTTACCATCTTCCGCTTGTTCAAAAAACAAGGCAATTACGAAAGGCAGTAATATGTCAAGAATGATTGATATAAGTGGTAAAAAATACAACAGGCTTACCGCAATAAAACCAATCGGAAGAAGAAAATCTGGAAATTATATATGGCTGTGCAAATGTGAATGTGGCAAATTTTGCGAAGTAGAAGGGAGCCTATTACGAAGTGGAAAACAACTAAGCTGTGGTTGTTACATATCAGAACGTGTCACAAAAATGAACACGAAACACAACGGATTTGGGACGCGACTTTACGAAATTTGGAGACAAATGCACAGAAGGTGTTACGGCGAGTTCCAACAGAGCTACAAAGATTATGGGGGCCGCGGGATTTCTGTTTGCGATGAATGGCATGATTTTTCTGTATTCAGAGAATGAGCTTATAAAAACGGCTATTCAGAAACGCTTACAATAGATCGGATTGACGTAAATGGAAATTATGAGCCTTCTAATTGTAGATGGGCGACCATGAAACAGCAAGCTAACAACAGAAGAAGTAACCACACAATCAAATATATTGGTGTATCGCATACAATTTCTGAGTGGGCTGATATTCTTGGTGTTAATCAAACCACACTTTGAAAAAAACTTCAAATGAACAATTGGGATTTATCTAAAGTGAAGGAGGTGGCAAAGTGGGAGAAGGAAAATACCCCGATTTCGTTAAATCGTGTGGATATGGCGATGTAACAGGAATCGGGGGAGCTTAGCTAATTGTAGGCACCATTTTTACCCATACGTTGAAGGTGTTTCGACCAGAACGTACACAGAAAAACAACTTAAGGAAATGGACCAACCGCCATTTGAATACCAAGGAAAAACCTACGATCAATACCAAGCATCCCAAAAGCAAAGAGAAATAGAACGATCAATACGCAAGCAAAAACGTATTCAAATAGCAATGGAAGCCCTGGGAACAGAGGAAGCCGCAAAAGACGCGACGGCGGCAAAAGCGAAGATTCGCCTGCTGAACCGTGAATACAGGTTATTCAGCGAAGCAGCCAACTTGCCGTTACAGCGTGAAAGGACTAAGGTGGTATATTGAAGATTACCGTAGCTGAAAAGGTAGAGGATGCCACCCGCACCGCTACCGTTGAGTTTGACGGCACAAGCCCGGAACAGGTGGAGGCCATGAAAGAGTTTTTCAACCTGTACTTTGGCACAGACCCGGAGGAAGACAATGATTAAAACCATCAACGGACAAACCTGGTTCTGTTGCCCCGAATGTGGGAAGAAGATTCACCCGGTAAAGCCGGGGGCTTGTGGCGTCCTGGTGAAATGCACCGGCAAAAACAACGGTAGACGTTGCGATTGGTACGGCGAAATTAAATGGGCCGGATAACCAAACGAAACCAAAATTAAGCAAGCGTAAGCAAACAAAAAGCAAACGTAAGCAAAAAGAAGCAAAGTAAAGCAAACAAAACCCAAATAACCTGAGCCTTTGAGCCAAGAATCAACTAAAACGTTGGTTTTTGCTCATTTTTTTATCTTTGACCGCTCCGATGTCGTAAAACTACGGGGCAGCGGCGGATGCAACCCGCGTAAAAAAGCGTAGCTGGCAAGGAGTGAAAAATGAAACGCGAATATCTGAAAGAGCTCGGCTTAGAGGATGAGATCATCGACAAAGTTCTTGCTGAGAATGGCAAGGATATCGAACGGGAGAAGGGCAAGGCCGAAGCCGCCAAGGCGGACGCAGAAAACCTGAAAACTCAGCTCGCCGACCGGGACAAAGACCTGGAAGAGCTGAAAAAGAACGCCGGTTCTGCCGATGAGATCAAAGCTCAGATGGATGAGCTGAAAGCCAAGTACGACAAAGATACAGAAGCCTACAAGGCGCAGATTGCGGAGAGAGACTATTCCGCCGCCGCTTCTGCTGCTATCACCGGCGCAAATGTCAAGTTTTCGTCCAAGGGCGCTGAGAAGGCGTTCCGAGACGAACTCAAAGCCAAGGGTTTGCAACTGAAAGACGGCGCACTGGAAGGTTTCGATGACTTCCTGAAAGCACAGCGCGAAGATGACCCCGGCGCTTTTGCATCCGACAAACCCACCCCTTCTTTTGGCCGACCTGTCGGTGCGGGTGGTAAGAACAACGGCGGTACTGAAAATATCGGTATCGCCCTTGCAAAAAGCATCGGTGCGGCTACCGCGCAGAACAACAAAACGTATAGCGACGTACTGTCGCAATATAAGGGAGAGTGAAAAATATGGCACTGGGTACCATGAAATACTCTGAGGTTTCTGCACCTTCGGATGTGGAAATCCTGTACAACTCCGAGTATGTGGGCAAGGCTCTTACTCTGGATTCTACCGCATTTACCAGCGGCGTTTGCAAGGCTGGCACTCCTATGGCGGCGGATGGCAAGAAAGCAGCGACTTCTGGCGAATCCGGTAGTCAGACTTCTACTGCCGTCGGCGTCCTGCTGTGGGATGTTTACGAGGATCGCCCCCAGGGCACTATCGTTATCGGCGGCTACATCAACACCGCCAAGGCGCAGGCACATTCCGGTGTTACCGTGGATGCTGCCGCCAAGGCCGCTATGAAGAACGTCGTATTCATGTAAGGAAGGAGGATACACAATGAACATTTCTGATGTTTTCAGCGCTGCCGCTATTGCCGTGCAGCAGACCGAAGCTGCGTCTAACCGCATGGCTTACCTGGGTGAGGGTTTCTTCCCTGCCAAGAAGAAGATGGGCCTGGATTTGAAGTGGATCAAGTCCCACAAGGGCCTGCCCGTTTCTCTGGCCCCCTCCAACTTCGACGCCAAGTCTACCCTGCGTAGCCGCGAGGGTATCAAAGTTGATGAGACCCAGATGGCCTTTTTCCGTGAGTCTATGCTGGTGAAGGAAGAGGATGAGCAGGAGATCATGCGTATCGTAGACGGCAATGATCCCTACCTGGCCTCTGTCCTGTCCTCCATCTATGACGATGCTTCCACCCTGGTTGAGGGTGCCCGTGTTGTGGCTGAGCGTATGCGTATGCAGCTGCTTGCCCCTGTTACTGATGGTTCCCCCAGAATCGTCCTGGAAGCTGGTGGCGTGCAGTATTCCTACAACTACGACACCGACGGCTCCTACAAGACCAACAACTACAACGCTATCACCACCTCCACCAAGAAGTGGTCTGCCACCGACACCGCCGACCCCATGAGCGACATTCAGGACGCCTTGGATTCCGTCGAATCCAACACCGGCACTCGGCCCACTATCATGCTGTGCAGCAAGAAGACCATGGGCTACCTGAAAGCTAACGCTAAGATCAAGTCGGCTGTGCTGGCCCAGAACATCACCGCCAACGTGTTCATGACTGATGCGCGAGTGAATGAGCTGTTCCAGAACGAGCTTGGCGTGACCATCATCGTGTACTCCAAGCAGTACAAGGATGAGACTGGCACTGCTCACAAGTTCTATCCCGACGATATGGTTACCCTGCTGCCTGAGGGCGCACTGGGTTCTACCTGGTACGGCACCACCCCCGAAGAGCGCACTCTGATGGGCAAGGCCGATGCCGATGTGTCCCTGGTTGATACCGGCATTGCCGTTGCGGTGACCACCACCTCTGACCCCGTGAACACCAAGACCACGGTTTCCGAAATCGTCCTGCCCTCCTTCGAGCGCATGGACGAGACTTACGTTATCAAGGTAGCCTGAGAAAGGAGCTAACCAATGGCTTACGCAACCTATGAGTTTTACAGGAACGAATACGGCGGCAACGCCATTGAAGAAGCCGATTTCAACGGCCTTGCTACCCGTGCTACTGTCTACATCAACGCCGCCACTAGTGGGAAAGCCATGTCGGCGGTGGGAGATGATTTAACGGCGGTGCAAATGGCTACCTGTGAGCTCGCTGAAATCTTCCAGGATGAAAACAGGCTGAACGCCATGACCTTTTCCTCCACCGGTTCCATATCTAGCGAATCGGTGGGGGGATGGTCCCGGAGTTACGGCACCAAAAATCTGAGCGCGGCAGACCTGCAACTGCTAACAGCACGCAAAAAAAGCGCGTTGTTAATCTACCTGCAAGGTACCGGCTTTTTGCAGGCTATCGGCTACCCGATGGCAAAGCGGGGTGATTGCTGGTGACGATGTTTCCGCATACCATCACCCTGTATATCATCACTGAGGATCAGGTAACATTCGAGCAAGTGACTAATATCACGGTTCTAGATGGAGTTTTGCTGGATGCTGCCAAGGCCGCCAACGTCCGTTCTTCCGGCATGGAAAATGCCGATGCGGTGACGGTATACATCCCGTTCGGCGTGAAAGCCTACGACGGGCAGACAGCCGAAATCAAGCGGTATGTATCCCCGAAGGAATACCATGCCGCCGCCGATAAAAGTGGCCTGTGGACGCTGGATTCTGCGCCGCCTACCGATGTTTCTACGTTCATCGTCAAGGGTGAGGTTGTAGAGCCTGAGAAGGATTTCCAGTGGATTAACCGCACACATGATGATGTATACAGAATCAATTCGGTGGATGCGAAGGATTTCGGCTCGGAAGAGATGAAACATTTTGAAGTAGGTGGGCGTTGATGATTAGCGTTAAGGTTGATGTAAAAATTGACGCCGCCAAGTTCGCCCAGCGTGCAGACAGGGCCAAGGAAGTTTTGGCAAACGAAGCCATGAAAGATACCGACCAGTTTGTCCCAGCCCTTACAGGCTCCCTTGCGGGACGGGCTAGGGTGCAAGGAGATACCATCGTATACCCCGGACCGTATGCCCGTTTTCTGTGGGAAGGTAAGGTATTGGTTGACCCGGATACCGGTAGCCCATGGGCTAGGCCTGGAGCTACTAAAGTGGCAAACGGCAAGAGCCTGGTGTTCACCAAGGCAATGCACGGACAGGCGCAAAGCCATTGGTTTGATGCCTCCAAGTCTATGAATCTGCCGAACTGGGTAAAGAAGTACAAGGAGGCGATATTGAATGGATGATAAACCATTACGCATGGTATCCAGGGCGGAAACCGACCAGATTTCCAGAAAGCTTCTGGTTTGGTTGAATCAGTACGAAGATAAGCCTGCCAATATCGCCTTTGAATACCTTCCTTCCGATCAGCCTGGTATGGCGCTTTCTACTATCCAAGGGGCCTACAAAACTAAGGAATACGTTCGCGGGGCGTATCAAGGGCAGTATCAATTCAAAATCATCTACCGCCTGCAACCGTCCAGCAACAACGACCGGTTGAAAGCTGATGAAATCCTGGATGCTATTGGCGACTGGGCCGTATCCCGCCGCCCGTTGCCTTATCTGGGGGATGGGAAACAGGCAACTAAAATTACCTGCAACACCAGGGCGGCAATGTTCGCCCGGTACGACGATAACACCGAAGATCATCAAATTCTGATGACTATGGACTATTTTTCCAACTGAAAGGGGAAATGAAAAAAATGAAACTTTCTACCCTTATGACGGGCAAGGAGCCGTCTCCTTCCTATTCCGGCGTTGCCACTGCCGACGATTTTGTCCTGGCCGTTGACATTGCCTCTTCTCCCACTGGCAAAATCGGTGACTATGTGGTTGTCCAGGGCGGCATCACTAACGTTGATTCCCAGCTGAACCCGGAGAGCGAGGATAAGACCTACATCCGCAACGGCAAAGTGACCACCAAGACCGCTACCCAGCGTACCTTCAACGTCACCGGTGATCGCATGTTTGGCGATGATTTCCAGGACTACGCCCTGTCTCACGCTATCAAGTTCGGCACCGGCCAGGCCGTTATCGTGCCCTACGTCTATTTCTCCCTGCTGACTGGCAAGGGTGAAAAGGGGACCGCCGCCGTTATCGTGAACTCGGACGGTTCCGGCGAGGCAGGCGCTTCCGCAGAGATCGATGTGGATATCATGGCAACTGCCGCCCCCACCGAGTACACCTATTCCGCCGACGTGTAACCGAATATAAGGAGGATTAAGCATGGATACCTATAACATCAACGGCGTTGCCGTGGAGTACGACACCTTCGACACGGTAAACATGGAGCTGTTTATCAATGAGCTGGAACGTGTGCAGAAGGAAACCGAAGCACTACCCACCAAGGATGTCACCGCCTACATGAAGGGCATATGTGAACTGGTTCGGGACTTCTTCGATACCATCATCGGGGAAGGTACCTCTGAAAAATGTTTCGGTACCAGAAGTAACCTGAAAGCTATCGTGTTCGCCTACGGCGATTTCGTCCGCCGTGTGGCGGAAGAGATGGCTTCCATCAAGGACATTGCGAACGGGCTTCCTGTGCCCGGTGCTGCAGCTACCCCCACCAACCGGGAGCAGAGACGCGCAGAGGAACGGGCACGACGCCGCGCAGAAGCCGCCGAGCGGGTGAAGCTGCGCAAGTCCGATGCGAACTAACCCATTTCGAGCGCTACCGGATCATGTTGAAGTCAACGGGAAGCAGGTACCGATAGACCCCAGCTTCCGCGTCGGAGTGGCGATAGAGCTAGAGGTATTGAAGGAAGAAAAGCCGGATGTAGCTGGCTTATTAAGCCTTTTCTACCGAGGCTCTGTCCCTGCCGATGTTAAGGCTGCTGTTGATGCCATGCTTGGCTTTTTCCGCGGATACAATCAAGCCGACGGAGAACCAAAACAAGGGGATAAGAAGAAGGGAGGGAGAGTGTACGACTTTGAGCAAGATGCCGAAGCTATCTCTTCCTCTTTTCTTACTTACTACAACATCGACCTTACCAAGGCAGACTTACATTGGTGGGAGTTTCGCCGCCTGCTGTTCAACCTGCCGCATGAAAGCAATTTTATGCAACGGATTATGTACCGAACGGCGGACTTAAACAAGCTGGACCGGACGCGCCGCAAGCATTTCAAGAAAATGCGCGAAATCTACGCTATCAATGATACCGTAGAACGCAAAAAGCACATGACGGTGGAAGAACGAGACGCCGAATTGTTGGCGCAGATAAACAGGAGATACCAGGAGGCAGAGGAATACGTCAAACAGAAGGGGAAAGGTGATTAAGGTGGTGACGTAAATGGCTGATGGTTCCGTTACCATCAAAATTAACGGCGATGCCAGCGAAGTAATAAACTCGTTCAAACAAGTTTCATCTGCTGCAGAAGCATTAGCAAATAGCCTAAAGGGTATCACTGGTTCATTTGAGACTGTTTCCAGCGCTTCGCGGGGCATGTCAGAGGGTATTTCTGGTTCCCTTGGGGATATTGATACCTATCTTAATGAAATCGACGCCTCACTGAATGAGCTGAACAACGATCCGTTTTCCACGGCGGCGGATGGTGCCCAAAACCTAGGGAATTCACTGAACGATATGGATTCCTACCTAGATGATCTTGAATCATCGTTCGATGAACTGCGAAACGACCCATTTAGCACAAACTCGGACGGCGCGGACCATCTACGCGAGGACCTGGACAGGTTGAGCGATTCCGCCGATGATGCAGAAGAGGATCTAGACAGACTTGGCGATGCTGCCGATGATGCAGGGGACCAGATGGATGAAGCTGGTGGCAGTGCTAGTAAATTCAGCGAGATTTTCAAAGGCACCTTCATGGGTAATCTCGCTGCCAAGGGCGTCGAGTTGGCCGTTGAAGCCGTTAAAAAACTCGGCGAGGCTATGATCGACGTCGGCAAACAGGCCGTCGAAGCCTACGCTTCTTATGAGCAGAATGTAGGCGGCATTGATACCCTATTCAAAGAGGCCAGCGGCACGATGCAACAGTACGCCGCTAACGCCTACAAAACAGCCGGGCTTTCTGCCAACCAGTACATGGAGACGGCTACATCGTTCGCCGCGTCTCTGATTTCTGGCCTGGGCGGTGACGTAAACAAAGCGGCAGAGATAGCGAACCGAGCTATCACCGACATGTCGGACAATGCAAACAAGATGGGCACCGACATGCAGAGCATACAGGACGCTTACCAAGGTTTTGCTAAGCAAAACTACACGATAAATCTAATGTCCGCCGCATAAGTGATTTTGCGGTGAATGTGCGTGAACGTTAATCAGCGGTGTGGGTGCAAAATACGGCAGGAAATGGCCGTTGAGATGCATCTGCTAACAGGGGAAGCCTAAACCTAAATGGCATGGTAATCCTGTGCGAAGCCCAGAAATGGGAACGTCAAACGACTATGGGCTTGTCACCCAGTACGGCAACTATTGATACGTTGTTGGAAGTGCGCACCATCTAAATAAAAAGTCCAACCCTTTTTTCTACCCTTTACGTACAGCTTTTCATAATGAATAAGGCTCTTGCTACACTGAAAGTGTTCGGCGGCATCATTCCTAGAATCAAAATGCAGGATTCTGCCGTCCAAATGAACGGCAACAACCTTTTTCTTTCGGTTTTCGATGCGTTCCGCATATCCAAAATTCCAACAATTTTGGGATGCGGAAACCCAACGAAGGTTTTCAACGTTGTTGTTAATTTTGTTGCCGTCGATGTGGTCAACCTGTGGCAGATTGTCCGGGTTATCGAGGAAAGCGCTAGCAACTAACCTGTGAACGTATTGGGGATTTCTTTGACCAAGGTCGAGAGACATATAACCGCTTGTAGCCTTGTGCTGCTTCAAGATTCTTCCGGTTTTATCGTTTCTTATCTGCCCGTCGGAACTTGCAGAATACTTAGGAAATTGTGGTATGGTTTTCCAAACTTGCATTATTATCACCTCTTATAACATTATACCATAGAATTGTTATAAAGACAACTAATGTAAGCTGGATTTTAGATGAAGATATAGTCTAAACCCCTAATAAATATCGGGAAACCGAGGGTGTATTTGGCTAGATAACCTAAAACTGGGTAGACAGTGCCATACCATTGCCCAGTATAAACCCTGTGAAAACGGTGAAACCCCAAACAGATAATGCTGTGGGCGATACCGTGCGAAATGCTAAATTATAGTGAACGTGTAACGACTATCGAAATGACGGGGAAACCCGGAACAGAGTAGAGTACGCCCAAGCGGGCGGAAGCGCAGGGGGCCGGAAACGGTCAAGAGATAGTCTGACCTGCATGGAAACATGCAGCAGCCGAAAGGCGGGTACAGCCTTGCGAACTGTACTGAACTTACTTGTATGGCGGCACACAATCAGAAATGATTCGCCTAATCAATGATTCAGGCGTCCTTGGTAAAAAAATCAGCAGCCTGGATAATGTGTCGTTCGCGACAATGATCGAGGCTATCCATGAGGTACAAAACAACCTAGGAATCACTGGCACCACGGCGAAGGAAGCAGCTACCACCATCGAGGGTAGCGTAAACTCTATGAAGGGTGCTTGGGAAAACTGGCTCGTCGGGCTGGCAAGCCCGGATGCAGACCTCGGTGCGCTTACACAGAACCTAGTCCAGAGCGTTGTTACAGTCATTCAAAACGTCGTGCCAACTATCGGACGAATTCTCAGCAATTTAGGAAACCTCATCCTGGATGGGCTGAGCAACCTATTCCCAGACGTTGCAGGCTGGATTTCTGGACCCATTGAAGGTGTAAAATCGGCGTTTTCCACATTAGGAGAAGCCATAGGCAAGGTTTTTACACCAGAACGAACGGCGGTAATCAGTGAGTTTTTCCAGAAATTTACCGAAATTGCGGCAACGGTAGCTATCACAGCTCTCAGTGCTGCCCTTGAATTTTTGGCAAACGTAATTACCGCCGTTGTAACGGTAATTGGTGCGCTGATTACATTTTTCAGCACCACCTTACCCAATGCAATCCAAACGGTAATCACATGGTTCCAGAATCTACCGGATGCCATTTTTAACGCACTGACATCGGCAGGGACAGCTATTCGCAACTGGGGCACCTCAGCGAAGGAAGCGCTGGTAAGCGCTGTAACCAATGCTATCAATGCGGTTGTTACATGGTTCTCTGGGCTGGCAAGCAAGATTACCAGCGCTTTAACGGCGGCTGGTGCTGCTATCCGTAACTGGGGCAACAACGTTAAGCAAACGATGGTGAACGCCGTAACCAATGCGGTTAATGCGGTGGTTACATGGTTCCAGAATCTTGCTGGCAAAATCACCGGCGCACTAACAACGGCGGGTGCCGCTGTTCGTAGCTGGGGATCGCAGATGATAGCTAACATGCGGCAGGCGGCAAGCAACGCTGTCAACGCGGTTATCACCTTCTTCTCGTCCCTTCCCGGCAAAATCAAGAGTGCTTTAGCAGGCGCTCTTTCCGCCCTGATTAGTTGGGGTTCTCAGATGGCGTCCCAGGCCAGGGCCAAAATGGTGCAGGTTGGGAACAACATCAAATCAACGCTTTCTTCGTTGCCTGGACAATTGAAATCCATCGGTGCAAACATCATCCAGGGCTTAATCAATGGTATTTCAAGCAAAATCAGCGCGGCCATTGGCAAAATCAAAAGCTTTGCCGGGAAAATCAAGGGCGCTTTTACCAGCCTTTTAGGGATTCATTCGCCGTCCAAGGTATTCTATGAATACGGTGTGAACATCATTCAGGGCCTTGTGAATGGCTTGAAAGAAAACATCAAGCTAGCCCGTGATGCAGCAAGAAACGTTGCTAACATCGTTTCCAAAGAGGTTGAAAAGCTGAACGATGAGATTGAAAAAATCGAAACGGCAGCTAATGAACGTGCAGCAGCTAAAGAGCTTGCTGAGTACAAGAAAAACCTAAAGGAAAAGAACGACGAACTAGCCAAGGCAGAAATCAAGGACAGAGAAAAAATTCAGGCTGATATCGACAAGCTGAATGAAGATTGGAACGAGAAACAGCTCCAAAAGCAGGAAGCAGCTCAGAAAGAAGCGCTGAAATCCCAAGCGGATGCCCTGAACGAAATCAAGAACAACTACGAAAAAGCACTGAACGCTGTTGAAAGCAGCCGGGACAGTTTGCAAGGAAAGTTAAGCGACGTTGATCTATTCACCGAGGAAGATGACTTCTTCCAGCTGACAAACCTGCAAAATAGTATCGACGCTATCAACAAGTACGGCGAAACCATCCAAGCCCTGAAAGATCGAGGTATTGCGGATAGCTTGCTTGATGAAGTCTTGGGGCTGGACCAAGAAAAGGCCATGAAATACGCCAATGCCCTGTTGGGCATGGCGGATGACCAATACGAGAACTATATGGCCTTGTGGCAGGAGAAGGAAGCAGCATCTAAAAAAGTTGCCCAATCCATCTACCAGACGGAAATCGACGCTATCCATGACGAATACCTGGACAAGTTACCGGATGAGTTTAAGCCTGCTGGACAGGAAGCGATGGACGCTTTCGGCGATGGTTTGGCTATCAGCGGGGAGCGAGCTATTGCAATAGCAAAATCCGTATCTGATAGCATCCTGGCAGAACTGGATAGAATCAACGCTGCCGATGTTGTTTCCAGCGCGGTAAACGCCGAAGTTTCCGGTTTTTCCGGACGGTTGACCGGCACGGTGAACGACAAAGCGGCACAGGCCGCATCTCTAAAAACCGAGGATATGACCGGGCTGGCAAATGCCATTGTCCTAGCATCCAGCGCCCAAGGACGAAGCAAGGAAATCGTGTTGAAACTGAACGGCAAAGAGGTCGCCCGTGGCTTGATTGATGATATCCGGGCTGTGGAAGACCAAAGCCCACGCATTGTAAGCGATTAAGGGGGTGGGAAAATGAACGAAGATACTGGCAACATGTTCCTTTCTATTGATGGAATCGAAGTCGAGGATTTAGAAGAGGGGGACTACACCGCCTATGAGGAAGAGTTGGGCGTCTCAGAACGCATGATTTCCGGGCGGCGTATCGAAGAGGTTCGCGCCACCATCTGGCACGTGGAACTGGAATGGTCCGCAATCGACTATGCTACAATGCATCGGATTGCAGAGGCTATGAAAGCTAGGCGTCGGCATCAGCTCTTTTTCCTGCCCTCTACCGGCGGGAAAGAGCTGGTGCAGGGGTGGTTCCACCTGGTAGAGCAGCCCCAACCCACGCTCACCCGCTGGGGAGATGCCGGCCCCACCTGGGGTGGGTACAAACTGGTATTCGAGGAGATAGACGGCCATGATTAAACACAGCACAGGATATGATGCCGCTATCGTAGCTGATTCGCGGAAACAGCTAGTCCGTGCGGTGTTCGACCTGGTAGACCCGGATGTAACCATAAACAGCATCACTCCCAATGAGAAAGGGCCTATCTCCAACTCAGCCCAGGTGGCGAATCGTGGCAACGATGAAAGCCCGGATACCATTGCGACACTGGAACTGAATCGCTGGGTACTGGATGGTAGTTTTACCATCCGGCCCAGCGACCCGGCGGACAGAAGGGGACAGGTTGGTTGGGAAGGGGAGACCTTATCGGGCCAGGACGGGAGCTTTTCCGAACCCTATCCCTATATCGAAATCGCAGTGTCCAACATCGAAATCTTGCAGGCCGTAACAACGCAGTTTTCCAGCAAATCAGCGGACGGATACCCAACCGAGTTTGAAATCCACGTCTGGAGCGGCGATAACCTTCTGTATACCAGGGCTGTGACGAACAACCGAGATACAAGTGTTGTTATCGATGGCTTCACGGTGAATTACCCAACCAAGGCAAGGCTTACTATCAAAAAGTGGTCCCTGCCTAACCGCGTTGTCCGGGTTCTGCGCCTGCTGTTCGGCTTGTATGAAACATGGGACACGAAAGTTTTGCAGTCCGTGGATATCCTGACAGAGGTGACTTTCTCAGGGCTGAAAATCCCGTATTCAACCTGTGATATCCGGGTAGAAAACAAAGACCATCGTTTCGACCCCTACGCCCCGAACACGATCTTTACATCAATCGAAGATCGGCAAAGAATAGTCGTGGAGCTGGGCCTATACCTAGAGGATGGGACAGTAGAATGGTTGCCGGGTGGTACCTACTACCAGCAAAGTGCAGGTTGGAAGCTGCAAGACCTCACCGTTGAATGGTCCCTTGTGGACGTTATCGGGGCGCTGACCAAGAGAAATTTCATCGTCCCCGAAACCCTGCCAACGAAAGTATCCGGCTGGGTAGAGGCTATTATGGCAAGCCTAGGCGCAAACTTCCGCACAAACTACATCGTGGAAGATGCTGTAAAGGATATTTCCATTACAGCCACGAAGGACGACATCAAGGATAAAAAATGCGGCGAGATGCTACGCTTCCTCTGCATGGCAATCAACGCATGGCCCCGGCAGGATTTTGCGACCGGCTACCTGCGTGTCGGTAAGTTGGCCCAGGACGAAGGGAACCGAATTACCCTAGATAACATGTACGAATACCCGGAAATGTCGGCAAACGATGATATAGCAGATATCACGTTTAAGCTGGACAACAACAACGAGGTCACTTTTTCCGGGAATAACACCGAATCCGAAGTATCCCTGAGTGTCGATAACCCGTTTATTCACACAGAATCGGATGCCAGAAAGGCGGTTATATCCTGCCTGTTCGAGTACGGCGGACGTTCGTTCAGCGTTAAAAGCCGTGGTAATCCATCCAGCGAATGCGGTGATATCCAGGCTGTTGATACGCAATTCAAAAGCACCATTTCCGCCCGACTGTACAAACAGCAGCTTACCCTAGAAGATGGTGTTATGCGTTCCAGCCCGTCCGAGCTGGTGCAGTCTCCCAATGATTCAATGTATCAGAACAAAATCGTACTCACTGGTTCCGGTACCTGGACAGCGCCTCAAGCTGGTGCAATCAAACTCACGCTGATTGG